AACTTAGTCAACAAAGTAAAGAAGATTATGAAAAATCTTCCTGATTGGTTGCGTATTGCTAATATTGAAATTGACAACAGAACATCTTTTGTTTTGTCAAATGGTTCTCAAATCAAAGCTTCTTCAACATCTGGCGATGCTGGGCGTTCAGAAGCACTTTCTTTACTTGTTCTTGACGAGGCTGCACACATTGAAGGGCTTGAAGAACTGTGGACTGGTTTGTACCCTACATTGTCTACAGGTGGTCGGTGCATAGCTCTCTCTACGCCCAATGGTGTTGGAAACTGGTTTCATAAAACTTGTGAAGATGCAGAGTCCAATAGAAATAATTTTCATTTAACAAAGCTACCGTGGGACGTTCACCCTGATCGAGATCAAGAATGGTTCTTAAAAGAAACCAAAAATATGAACAAAAGACAGATAGCACAGGAGTTAGAATGTAACTTTAATGCTTCTGGAGAAACCGTTATTGATGGCGATGATATTGAACGGTTGCTTACTTTAAGTAGAGAACCAAAATATAGAACCGGATTTGATAGAAACTTTTGGATTTGGGAAGAGTATGATGCTTCTTGTTCTTATTTAATGGTTGCTGATGTGGCAAGAGGGGATGGTGCAGACTATTCTACTTTTCATATAATTCAGTTAGAAACCTTGTCTGTTATTGGAGAATATCAAGGCAAGCCAAACCCAGATATGTTTGCCAATATGATAAACCAGATTGGTCGAGAGTTCGGAAATGCAATGTTGGTTGTAGAAAATAATAATATTGGATATTCTGTGCTGGATAAACTAATTGAAATGCAATATCCAAATCTTTATTATTCTATTAAATCTACACACGAATATGTCGATCAATATACAGCGGAAACGGTTACTAATTCAGTTCCCGGCTTCTCAACAAGTATGAAGACTCGGCCTTTAATTATAGCGAAATTAGAAGAGTTTGTAAGAAATAAACTAATTAAAGTGTATTCAACTCGTACTATTAGTGAAATGAGGACTTTTGTTTGGAATCATGGCAGACCACAAGCAATGAAGGGCTATAATGATGATCTAATAATGGCTCTTGCAATTGCCTGTTGGGTCCGAGATACAGCACTACAAGCAAACGCAAGAGAATTAAATTATCAAAAAGCATTTGCTGATTCCATCATTATAACAAATACTTCTTTTAATACACAAATAAAAGGCCAGCATGGATATAAAAAAAATGAAGTATTTGATAAGATAAAAGAAGCAGAAAAAGTATATTCACAATATAGCTGGATCATTAAGTGAGAAAATAAATGGCAAAAAAGAATCTTGGTAAAAACCCATCGAACCCACAATCAGAATTATTTAAAGCTTTAACCAGAATGTTCTCTGGGCCGATAATCAATTATCGCTCTCAGTCTGGTCGTAGGATTCGGAGACAACATTTAGATAAGTACGGCTCCAGATTCAAATCTGCTTCTGGCCAACAATTCAAAAAATCAATTTATAACCCATTAGACAACATTGCCGTAAATGCTATTGCAAATCAACGCAGAGTAGAGCGTTATGTTGATTTTGATCAAATGGAGTATACACCTGAGATAGCAAGCACTCTTGATATTTATGCCGATGAGATGACAACATATTCAAGCCTTAGACCAATGTTGAATGTTCGTTGTCCAAATGAGGAAATTAAAGCAGTTCTTGAAATACTTTTTAAGCAAGTATTGAATCTTGAATATAATTTATTTGGGTGGTCCCGTACAATGTGTAAGTATGGAGACTTTTTTCTTTATCTCGATATTGACGATAAGTTTGGTGTCAAGTCTGTTATAGCTTTACCTTCGCAAGAAATAGAAAGACTTGAAGGGCAAGATGCGACAAACCCGAATTATATTCAATATCAGTGGAACTCTGCTGGTATGACGTTTGAAAACTGGCAGGTTTGTCATTTTCGTATTCTTGGAAATGATAAGCAAATGCCTTATGGTTCTTCTGTATTGGAGCCCGCTCGTCGTATATGGCGACAGTTAACTTTGATGGAAGATGCGATGATGGCTTATCGCGTTGTTCGCTCTTCTGAAAGAAGAGTATTTAAAATTGATGTTGGCGCTATTCCACCACAAGATGTTGAACAGTTTATGCAAAAAACTGTTAGTCAACTAAAAAGACATTCTGTTATTAATCCTGATACGGGTCGTGTTGATTTGCGATATAACCCAATGTCGATTGAGGAAGATTATTTCATTCCTGTTCGCGCTGGTTCTGTTACTGATATTCAGTCTCTTGCTGGAGCACAAAACATCACAGCCATCGATGATATCAAGTATTTAAGAGATAAATTATTTTCTGCTCTTAAAGTACCTCAGTCTTATTTGACTATGGGAGAAGGTGCGACAGAAGACAAAACCACATTAGCCGCTAAAGATATTCGTTTTGCTCGTACCATTCAAAGACTGCAACGAGTCATTATAGCAGAGCTAACAAAAATTGGAATTATTCATCTTTATACGCTTGGCTTCCGTGGCGATGATCTTTTGAGTTTCGAATTGTTTCTAAATAATCCAAGCAAAATTGCCGAGTTACAAGAACTTGAACACTGGAAAACAAAATTTGATATTGCTGCCAGTGCAACAGAAGGATATTTCTCGCGCAGATGGGTTGCAGAAAACATCTTTGATATGTCTCATGATGAATTTATACGAAATCAAAGAGAGATGTATTATGACAGAAATCATGATGCAATGCTGCAAAAGGTTGGCGAAGAGGCTGCTGCTGAAGGTGGTGGTATTGGTGATCTTGGTTTGGGAGATACAGGCGGGGGCGATCTCGATTTAGGTGGTGATCTCGGTGGCCCAGAAGAAATGGAAGCCGCTGATGCTGGAGGGGAAGCGGCGGAAGCTCTTGGTGGAGATACAGGTGGGGGTGATGAGTCTCCTCTATTGGCAGTTCCTCCCGGCTCCAGAAATTCCCCAAGATTAACACCCGGAGCAAAAGGTAAAGTTTATTATCCAAAAAAAGTTGACAGACGAGATGCTGGCGCGAGAAGCAGACATTTTGCAAGTTTGAGGGCATCAGAAAAAAGTAGTAATACTACAAGAAATGTCTTCCCCGGTGCAGAGATAAATACTTTAGCGAAACCTACTGGTGCAAGCATGGGTATTTATGCTGAGAATAATACTATTTATAGACAGTCAGAGATAGAAGAAGAACGTAAGCTTTTCGAAGTCAACGATTCTTTGAGAAATCTTCTAAATGACTTAGATAAAAAAGAAATTTTATTGGAACAGAAAAATGAAGATTAAGCACAACAAAAAAAGAAATACAGCTTTTATATATGAAGCCTTGATCAAAGAGGCAACAGTTTCTATCATCAAGCAAGACCATGATAGAAAGGAAAAAGTTGTTTCTATTATCAAAAAACATTTTGTAAACGATACGCCATTGTTCAAAGACCTTGAATGTTATCGATCTCTTTACGAAGAAAAGTATAGCAATAAAGATACGGCGAATAGAATATTAAATGAAGTCAAAGCCCAACGTCGCTTGATAGACCCAGATGGTCTTTTTAAACAACAGACCGCTATCATTCACGATATAAACAAAGAATTGACTCCAGAAGTTTTTAATAATTTTGTTCCAAACTATCGTTGTCTTGCCACTATTGAGCAAATTTTATCTTTAAAGACTGCTCCCAAGAATAGAATAATGCTAGAAAATGAAATATTGGAAATGCTTATTCCTATTAATGAAAGCAAGACAAGCATGCCAACAATTGATAACATTACTTATCGCCAGTCTGTTAAACTTTTTAACGAAAAGTATGAACAAAAGTTGCTAAAAGAACAAAAAGATTTGTTAACACATTATGTAACTTCTTTTACAGATAATTCTTTATCATTAAAAATATTTTTAAATGAAGAAATAGAGAGGCTAAAAAATAAACTTACTGAAGCATTGGAAATTTCTTATATAAAAGAAGATAAGGATATGCTCTCAAAGACAAACAATGTCATCCAAAAGTTAAACAATTTTGCTAAGAAAACAATTGATGAGGATGTTCTCAGAACTGTTTTAAAAACGCAGTCCTTAGTTGAGGAAATATATAATGGCAATAACGATTAGAATTGGAGATAAAGCAAACAGAAAGCTTGTCACTCTTGAGATGGATATTCGTAGAAATCTCAATGGTGATTTAATGATATTTGATCATGGGGATATTGATATTGTTTTATCTTCAAAGAATAATAAAATAACATCTTTTCCAAAAGAACAGATAAATGATTATGTGTATGGCGCACAGAACCGTTTATTTGCTTTTCTAAGAAAAAAAGGCATTATTATTGGAGAATCAATAAAGGCTGGTTCTTTTTACGGCTCTTTTGAAGCAACACTAGAGACTCCACTAAACGAAGAAATAAGTGTTCCAAAATTAGCTTTAGTAAATATCAGTGAATTTATTAATGAAGAGCGACCATATTTTGAAGCTATGGAAGCGTATGTTGCTGAAACTGAATCTGATTATGTTGA